CCATGAAGTAATCGTGATTTCCCATCATATACACTGACGTATATTTCAGATCGTCCTTGCGATAGAACGACGCAATATTCTTGCAGCGTATATGCGCTGGCGCTTGACTGTGATGCAGCGTCAGCGTGATAAAGCCGATATCGTGCATTTCATCTTGTGTCATATTTTCCAAACCTCATAAGCAGCCTGACGCATCGCCGGGTCATTGAAATAGAAGCTTTCGAGATCCGGCACAACAATCGACGCAAGTTCCTGCGGGTCTTCACTGATAGACAGAAAGCGCTGGATCGTCATGGCGATGTTCTCTAGCGCTCTCACATGCTCTTGCACGTTCTCAAGCCGATATGTCGCGCACTTCTTTGGCGTGACATATGTAAGCCGGGCGTCAACATCTCCGCCTTTAGCTGCAACATAAAGCGCGACTTGACGTGCATGAGTAATCTTGATTTGAGATGGAAGCGCATGTGTCGTTTTCAGATCGATTAGAATTTTGTGGTTTGCCCATTCAACGTCATAGAAACCGATGAGCGGGACGAGCAAGCCCTCGACTCTATATTCGATCTTTCCCTGCGTTGAAGTTGGTCTGCCATACGGTTTAAGTTCCGCGAGGCCCACCTTAACCATTTCACCAACAGCCGCACGCTCTTTTTCTCGACGCGGGTCGCTGGACATGGCCGTAAGGCGCCAGAACTCTTGGTCTGCATGCTTGATGCATTCTTCTGTGGTCGCATCTGTCGTTAACCCTAAAACGACGCCTGATTCTGTCGCGGTTCCACGGTGCGCTGCCGGGCCAACTTCGCCTTTACGCTTCAGTATCTTATCGATAACAAAAGCAGCCGGGCTGGCGGCGTAGGTATTTATGGATGACGGGGATAAATGCGCGATCCCGTGGCGCTCAAAACAGTTCGTCAATGTAGCCTCAATGTCGATTCGATGGCCGACCGTAGCGGAGCCGAAAACAGCCGTCAAGCCTCCCGGATATCCACATTGACAAAAAATGCGACTCGCGCTTACGGTCTAATTCTCAGTCGGCCCGCGCCTCCCGGTCGATGGCTCCTTTGCCGTAAGAAGCGGGTCGGCTGAGACTTATTGATATGGAGATAGATATGGATAACAAAGGAAAAATGTCAGCCGAAAGGCTTTTGCAAAAACTTTTAGAACGCAAGCAAACTGAGGCCGCTTTTGATAAAAAGATAAACATTGATAGGAAAAGAAACACGCAAATCAATAAAATAAGGTCTGCTGGCTTATATTGGCATCTATGCCATTATGAACTTTTATTCAAAAAGCTATTTGCCGGAATGACGATAAAAGAAGCCGCGGATGAGGCGGGAGTATCTGCGTCAATGATACATAGCCGACTACGTTCTGTTCACAGATTAGTTGTCTATTATGTCAGATATTATTATCCAGAAAACGCCGATAAGATTTTTAGTTTAATGGAAGGGAATTGATATGGCGCAGAACACTTCGCACGCTGTCATGGCGCAGCGCAAAGAACCATTAGATAGTTTGGATGACTTCCCGACGCCGCCGTGGGCGACACGCGCGTTGATAGAAGAAGTTTTTTCAAATTACTGGAAGGACAAATTTCGCCAGCAAACTTGCCTTGAGCCAGCATGTAATCGCGGATATATGTCTAAAGTTCTTTTAGAATATTTTCTTCAAGTATCATCTTCTGATGTGAATGATTATGGATGCGGATATGGCGTCTCTAACTTCTTAGATGAAACTATACTTTTCCCTACGCATGATTGGATAATAACAAACCCACCGTTTAAGAAAGCAGAAGAATTTATTTGTCGGGCGCTAGAGACAAGTCGTTTTGGTGTTGCGATGCTTACAAGAACTTCTTTTCTTGAAGGCGTCGGACGCTTCAATCGCTTGTTTAATGAAAACGCACCAACATTTGTCGCTCAATTCTCAGAGCGCGTTCCTATGGTCAAAGGTCGATATGACCCCAAGGCAAGCACGGCAACCAGCTATTGCTGGCTTGTATGGATGCACGATAGAATAGGCGAGGGCACAGAAATGCTATGGATCCCCCCATGCCGCAAGAGACTAGAGAAAGAAACAGACTATGAGTAACGCCATTTGCTTTATGGGCGTCGATCCCGGCATATCGGGAGCAATTGCTTTCTATTACCCGGAACATCCCGACAACGTCGCGGTCTATGACATGCCGTCCATCGGTAAGGAAGTGAACTGCGCAGAATTGACGGCGCTCATAAGGCAATATCGTCCAGACTATGCAGTGGTCGAATCTGTTCATGCTATGCCGAAGCAAGGCGTCAGCAGCAGCTTTAACTTTGGCATGTCATACGGCATGGCGCGTGGCGTTATTGCAGCATGTGGCGTTCCGCAGCAGCTGGTGGCGCCAACGAAGTGGAAGAAGTTCTTCGCCCTCACTGCCGACAAGGATACGTCTCGCCGGCTGGCGATACTGACTTGGCCCAGCAGCGAGCACTTTAACAGAAAGAAAGATGACGGCCGGGCGGAAGCGGCATTGTTAGCTGTCTATGGGGCAAAAACGCAGGGGTAAATTATGGAGCCTAAAATTAGAATTATCTCTCTTGGCGCCGGCGTTCAGTCGTCCACTATGGCTTTAATGGCTGCGGAAGGTCTTATTGGGCCGATGCCGGATTGCGCTATTTTTGCCGATACAGGCGCAGAACCGAAAGCTGTCTATGAGCATCTTGCTTATTTAGCAGATCGTCTGCCATTTCCGATTCATATGGTAAGTCAAGGCGACTTGCGCGCCGAAGTAATGGGTGAAGCAGAACATACGAAATATGCTTCTATCCCCTTCTTTATTAGAAAGACAAATGGCGAGCAGGCTATGGCCCGACGCCAATGCACTTATCAATATAAGCTGCGCCCAATAGCCAGAAAGATACGCGACTTGCTTGGATATCGTCCGCGACAGCGCATTCCCGCCGGATCCGCAGAAGTATGGGTAGGTATTTCGACAGACGAAATACAGCGCATGAAAGACGCAAGAGATTTATGGCAGAAGAACCGTTGGCCGTTGATTGAGCAAAATATGAGCCGAACCAACTGTCTTGAATGGATTGCAAAGAAAGATTTCGCGACGCCTCCAAAAAGCGCCTGCACTTTCTGCCCATATCGCGATAATGCAGGATGGCGGCATATGCGCGACACAGACCCAGAATCATGGCAGGATGCAATTAGAGCAGACAAAGCAATACGAACAGTAAGTGCGCACAGCAAGTTTGTCGGCACGCCTTATCTGCACAGATCTCTTGTTCCTCTGGACGAAGTTAATTTAGAAGAAAAAAGCAAAAATCAGTTAGACTTTGGCTTCCAGCAGGAATGCGACGGAATGTGCGGCGTATAAAAATGAGAGGAATCTATGCCAACTAGATTAGACGATGAAGACGCAATTGCGAAAGCATTCTGGCGCTTCCATCAAGAAAACCCTGAAGTATTCGATGAACTTGTTCGGCTCGCAAAGCAATTGCTTCGCGTCGGGCGCAATCGTTATGGCATAAAGGCTTTATTCGAAATTGTGCGCTTTCACCGCGCTATGCAGACGACAGATCCGTGTTTTAAGTTAAACAATAACTACCATGCCTTATACGCCAGACTTATCATGAATACTGTCCCTGAACTGGGCGGGTTTTTCGAACTTCGGGAGAGACTGGCGCGCAAGCGTTATGATAGGAAGCAAGAAGAATACGAATCTTGGTTCAGATAAAAAAGAAGCCCCGCGCGAACGGGGCTTAGTCAAAGATAGGAAACGCACAATGAAGAAACCATTGAGCAAGATATTTGTATCATTGGTCTCATTATAAATCAAATCGAAATAGGAATATAAAATGCTGCCCGACTTTGATGAAGAATTTGCAAGCCTGTCCGACTACGCATCAATGTATCGCTTGCTTGGATTGCAGGTCGTTCCTGCCGTCTATCCCGGCCGTAATGCCTTAAACTGGAAGCGCCCGGCGCTCCCGAACTGGCGCGAATATCAGAACGAACTTGTCGATGAGGCGACATTCGAGAAGTTCTTTCATGGCGTCAATCTCAATAAAACAAACATCGGAATCCTGACGGGCAATTGCTCGACGCGCGTCTTCGTCGTCGATCTTGATCTGCACAAGGGCGGCGATTGCGCCGTCTGGTGGAGTTGCTGTCTCGACATGCAAGACAGCGCCGGAGAACTTGATACGCCGACGCAGATCACGGGCGGGGGCGGTCTGCAGCTGCTCTTCCGGGCGCCAGAGAACTGGAATCCGCCGACGATCAAAACCAACATCGGCGTCGATATCCGCGGCATTGGCGGCTTTGCCGTCATCGCGCCGTCGATGCACGAAAGCGGCAAGCGCTACCGCTGGGAAGAAGGCAAGGAGCCGTGGTCAATCGAAATCGCAGACGCGCCGCAATGGCTGTGCGAGCAGATCGATCTCCTTGCGCAGGAGCATGGCGGTCATGCGCCCAGCGCCGGCGGCGTCAAAACCGCAAGCCCGGATCATATGTCTGATGGCTATGGGCATCTGATCGACGGTCGCGAAGACTACATGGCGAAAATGATATGGGCGCGCGTCGTCGACCTGTATCGCGATGCGCCGTTTATCAGTGATGAAGTTGGAAACAAGGAGCGGGACGCGCTTTTCATCACCTATGTATCAAAGGTCGATACGCGCCTTCCGCCGTCATCCCTATCCAAAGAAGATGCGCTTGAGCGCGAGGGGCGCGGCCGCACAGCCTTCAACCACAAATGGTCGGCCGCCATCCGGCAATGGGATGACAAGGTAAGTGAGCACGCGAAAGAGCCGAAGCGCGAGAGGAAAGTTCCATATCAGTCTTTCGAGGAACAGATCCGCGCTGAAATGGAGAAGAATGTTCTGCCAGACGAGGAAGAAGAGCCTCGACCAGCGGAAGAACCTTCCGCAGAAGAGCCCAAAGAAGAAGAAAAGAAGCAGCCGGAAGATGATTTTTCGGAAGTAAAAGGTCTGCTGGAGATCCTAGATCTCAAGGCGATCATGGCGCTGCCGGATCCGACATGGCTCATCGACGATCTTTTCATCGAAGACGCGACGGCCTTCCTGTATGGGCCGCCCGGCTGCGGAAAGTCGTTTATCGCGCTCGACATGGCCTTTGCGCTTGCCTGCCCGTCAATCACGCATTGGTGGGGCAGGAAGGTCAATCGGCATGGCCCGGTGATCTATATCTCCAGCGAGGGCACAGCCAGTCTGAAGTTCAGATTAATGGCCCTAGAGGACAAATACGGCATCCCGCACGGCGAGGCGCCCTTCTACCTGATTCGCCGCAACCTGAACTTCCTCGACCCCAAAGACATCATCAACGTCATCAAGGCGGTCAAATATGAGGTGGTCAACAAGCTTGGCGTAAACCCGGTGGCAATCTTCATCGACACGGTCTCAAGGGCCATACCCGGCGCCGACGAGAACCTGCAGAAGGATATGACCGTCTTCATCAACGCCATCGGCATCCTGAAGCAGACGTTCAATTGCATGGCGACCGGCGTCCACCACCAGAACAAGGACGGCGGCACGCAAATGCGCGGCTCGACGACCCTCGCCGGCGCCGGCGACGCCAATATTCAGGTCGAGAGAGAGAACGGCGTCATGATCGGCCAGATCCATGCCCGCAAGATCAAGGATTCAATCGACGGTTGGTCTGAGGACTTCGAACTGAAAAAGGTCGTCGTAGGCTTCGCAGGATCGTCCCTGATCGTCGATAAGCCGGTCGTAGCTACTAACACAGTCGGAACGCCCGTAGGCGCATCAGCGGCCGATTTTGGCGGCCAGCAGGAAACCGGCTTTACGACCATCGGCAGGAAGCTTCCTGATGCCGTTTGGAAGGCGATATTCGATGAGGTCGACCAAGCCAAACAGGAAGGTATTCCTTGGAGCGAGTTCAAGCAGTCAGGAAGCAGATACGCCGGAACGAGGATTATGGAGATTATTTATTCTCACGGGATCGACACAATGAACGAATCGGACGCTGATGCGATTGTTCGAAAGCTGACCGGAAAACTTTACCTCGTCACCGTCGAATACATGCACAACAAGATGCTCAAGAAGGGTCTGGAAGTTAGAAACAGACCGTCTTTTAACGTGTGATTTTGGAGATCCGAAATGAACGTATACGCGGGGGTTAAGTCATTGTTTTTATTTGTGCGCGGGGGTCTGCGGGGGTCTGCGTTTTTATTTGCGGGGGTTAAGTCATTGATTCTACAGGGTCGCGGGGGTCTGAGGTTTCCCCCCGCCCCCTACGGGGGCTCCCCCCTTCCTGCTCGCTTCGCCCTGCGCTTGCGCTCCGGGCTCGCTGCGCGGCGCTTGACAGACGCCGCCGGCGTGCGTTAGCCTCGACGGCGTTGATATTGAGATTAGGTTATGACTGGTAATCGTAAGGATGGCGTTATCGCCAGAACTCGTCAGTGGGTGCTAATCGAACGACCGGGCGAAGGCGAGAACGGCTGGATGAACATTTGGCTGTCGGCGCGTAGTTCGGATGTTCTTAGGAAAGACTTCCTGATCAGTTTTAATGTCAGGACGGGCAGTTTCAGCGACTGCCCGGCGTGGAAGAAGCTGAACACCGGATATCCCGATATGGCGGATTGGGCCATAGAGGCCGTTCGGAAGAGATATCGATTGAGAGGAGATTGAGATGATCAAGGCAAAAGGGCCGTTCCCTTCGAATAAGCATCCCAGCAAGCGCACCGGCGATTCGATTGGATCGGCCAGTCTGGACGCCCCGCCGCCAAAGCTGCGGTCGCTACACAGCATCCGTTACGATGCGCGGCTCAAGGATGAATTATACGGCGACGCAGCCAAGGCGGCGAAGGCCAAGGTGTCGCTCCCGAAGTTCTCATGGGACAAGGGAGGCGAGTAATGGCGAAGAGACCGTCAAGACCGCCGCCGCCGTCCGATAGGGGCGCCGCGGTATCGCATTACAAGCCCATCCCGTGGATGGCGACGCCCGGCATGTATATCGCCGGCAGAGCGGCGCTGGATGAGGCCGACGCGCTGGAAGTCGAACTGGAATTGAAATGGGGGCGAGACAGGCTGCGGCTATTGGTGTCGACAGAACTGCGGGAGAAGTTCGACCGGCAGCGGTTCCTGACGAGCCAAGCCCGTTGGAAGGGAGACCTTGAAGATGTTAAGCGAGAATCACAGCGTATGGTCAAAGCTTGGAAAGCGCTCGACAAAGCGGCGGAAGAAAGCGGCGCGGAAATACTCGACCCGGCGATATGGGAGGTATGCCTTGATGATGGGACGGTCGCTACGATTGTCAAAGAGCCTCATATGGCGAATCGCATCCTTGCGGAAGGTCGTCGCATTAACGTCTACACGCTAGAAGAAATTGCCATGCTGCTGTCGCACTATAAGGATGTGCTCGCAGTGAAGCTTGCATTCCCCGGCGCCGAAGTCACGCAAACAAAAACGCGCGTGACGGATCCGTTGCAATCTCCTCTTGGATCTACTCAAGAAGAGGGTATATTTGATCCCGGCTTACCGATTGACGGCGTAGAAGGATGGGAGAAAAATGGTGACGCAATCCCATTCTGATCTTCAATCATTGGTCAATAGCACAATCGAAATTGATGTTGCGATCAATCGCGCAAAGCGTCTTCTTGTCGATGCTGAATGGCAGGAAGATGAAGAAACGATCAAGTCATTGCGTAATGAGATCGACCGCCTAGAAAGACAAAAGGCGCTTGGCCAAACGCATGACGTTCTTTGGTGAATGCGAATTGCAGCGGCCTCTTGCGAGGCACACTGAGTGCTTCGCAAGCAGGCGCCCGCTCCTGCAATCTATGTATTAGCGGGTAGATATGAAACAAAAACGGAGAACGGAATCGAGAGCACACAAGCTGACATCGTGTAACAAAAGGCCCAAGGACGCCATGCCTTGGGCCGTTTGTTTTATATTGTTTCTACAATTGCAAAAGCCTTAACAATTAAGGCGTCTTTTTTGCAATCTTCTTCATCGCGTCCGTTTTCTATCCATATGTTCATTCTAGCGCGGGCGTATTCTACAGCGTCTTTTTTTGTCCGAAAAATTGCAGGGGAATAGAGAAACAAAATTCTTCCAGAATCTGTTACTGAGTCTGATCCAAGGAATCTTCCTTTTCGATCTACAACAGTCCATCCTATCTTCTCTGATGTTGCCATCTCTACTCTCCTTGTCTGGCTTCTTGTATTACTTCCATCTCGACTGCTTGAACCAGCCAATCAATTGACAGCTGTTTATTATCAAGGGCAGCAAGAATAAGAACAACAGAGCGAGGTATGCCATTAACGCCTCGTAGCCAAGAATTAACCTGACGCGGTGTGACTCCTGCAATGGTCGCGACATCTGTGTTCGTTATCCCTAGTTTATCAAGAACGATGCGAAGCTGATTTGGCGTCACGGTATTCGACTCCTTTAGAGACAAGAGAATTGATCACATGCTGCTCGCTCCAAAGCGTGCTGGCGTTCATGAAGTCGCGCCCTGTGAAGACGCAGAACAGGCGCCAGAGAACAGGGTTCACTTCGTAGCACGGCTCGTTAGAAGCAAGGATGTAGGGATGGCCTTCGACATTGTGGTCATAGATATCAAGCGACATAGTTCACCTCATAAACATCAAGACAGCGAAGAACACGGTCAATCCAAAGATCACGATGGATCCAAGGAACGACACGAGCGACACAAGAAAACGCATGAACGTCATTACGCCTCCAAAAAGAAAAGGGCCGCTTGCGCGGCCCCTCTTGTTATTAGGCCGCGACACGAACCGCAGCCTTTACGCGGATGGTGGCGACCGGCGTCTCTTTGGTCACGAGCGCCAGATCTTCCTTGGACAACAGTTCGCGAACAAGCGTCGTGTCGATGCTGGCGCGAACCGTGGTGTTCACCGAAACCAGAAAGCGGTCGCCGTTGATCTGGTCAACGCCAGCCGCCAGAATCTGCTCACGCAGGTCGTCAACGCGCTTCTTGGCAGCGTCGGCTTCCGCCTTGGCGTAAGCATAGAGATCGGCGAGGGAAGCGAGGTCGGTCATATCAGTCTCCATCGGTTATCAATTTCAATAAAGATAAGGTATCGGAACTTTCTTCCTCAGTCAAGCGCTTTGGAAGAAAATTCCGAAAATATTTTCAGAGGTCGTTTTATGGTTACTTTTTGGTAGAGGTCTTGCGGATCTTCTTGGCGACAGCCTCAATGACCGTCGACGCCGTCGTCTTCGTCTCCTTGGCGGCAGCTGGCGCCTTGGGCTTCGCAGTATAGTCCAGAACCATAAAACTGACGATGACGCCATCGTCCCGCGTCTCTGCCTGCTTGGCTTCCAGTTCGGCCTGCGTCAGGTCATGCTCAATGAGGCGAATCACATCGCCGTCGCTCATATGGGTTTCAATCACTCGCATCGCTTCCTCCTAAAAAGAGACCCGCCGAAGCGGGTCTGGAAAGTTTACCATCGATGCTGGTATTTATCCATGATGCGGTCGACGTCGAACATGAAGTCCTTATACTCGACGTCTGTCATGCGCTGCTGCAGAAGCTTCAAAGCCTCGTCCAGCATCTTCGTCGCCTCTTGGTTGTCGGGATGCGTCCCGGCCAAGATCAGAGCCGTATGCTGTATGGCGCTCGTCGTATAAGCTTCCAGTTCAAACGCGAAGTCTTTCATGCGCGACATGTCAATCTCCATATAGTCTCATCAGTGCCGGCATAACCGACAGACGGGCCGAAGCCCGTTTCGACTTCAAGGCAGATAGACGTTCTGGCCCTTGATCGTGCAGCCGGGGAAGTATGCCTTCACCTCCTGCAAGTGGAAGCTGTATGCGCCTAAGTTCTCACCGTCGAACGCATAGATGTTCCAGATTTTGGTCTTCGAATTTTTGCGAACCTTGATCATATCAATCTCCATCGGATCTCATCAGTGCCCGCGTTACGGACAGACGGGGCCGTAGCCCCGTTTCGATCTATGCCTGTCGTGCTTTCGCACGAACTTGTTGAGGATAGCGGCTAGGATCTTGCAGAACAGAATTTCTGGTTGCTTCTATTTCATCCAGAACCCAGCCCATCGCCGAATCACAGTTAAAAACTTCATGGATGACGACGCGAGGAGAGCCGACATTCCAACCTTGCGCCATAGCCTTGTGGAAAAACGTGCTTGCTTCGACTTCATTGTCAAAGTGGAAGATCTCTTCCTGATACATCGGGCTGATGGTTTCGTATCTAACTTTCACTGAGTAGATGGTCATATCGATCTCCGTAAGATTAGATGGGGCCGAAGCCCCATCCGTTAGGAATAAACCTTCACGATCTCGAAATCCTTGACAATTTTCTTGTCGTTCTGATCTCCAAGTTCATGAAGATATCCATAATCATCAAGAACCCAACTTTCTATGTCGGTTGTATCAAACACAGATACTTTGTATTCGACGCCCTTCTTGATTTTGAAGATATGCTTGAAGTCGCGCTTAAACTGTTGCACAGCTTTCGTCGCCGCCTCCAGCTGCGTTTCTGCGCAATACCAAGAGCAGACGCCGCCAGCATGAACAAACCCGGTGTATTTTTTCATATCGATCTCCATACTTAACACAATCATTATAGCGGAAGTTTCTTCCGATGTCAAGTCGGGGGCTTTCGCCCCCTCTTGCTAGAAGTTGTAATCGTAGAAGTAATACGGCCCTTTTTTCTCTTCTTCGAAACGGACGCCTTTGTGCTTCCACTCGCCATACTTGTTTAAGCGGATCTTTTGCGTGCGCGACTCGACGCCATCATAGAGCCAAGTCTGCTCAGACTGATTGATGCAATGGCCGCAGAAGCCGCCGACAAGCATCTTTGGCGTCCAGTCAGGATCCGACTTTGTCGCCACGCGCGCCAGCGTCGCTGTCTTGCCGCTGGGGCTCATATCAATGAGCACCCACGGGTAGCATTGCGAATAGCCAAATTCAGTGAAGTAGCGAGCGGTGGGAGCATTTTTCACGTTAGACATATCAATCTCCATTACTTGTCTTTGCGAAGGACGAAGGTGTATTTGCCGTCAGACCATTGCTTCTGGCTGGCGACGACATATCCGCGAGCGCGGTATTCAGCGACAATCTTGTTGCAGTAGCCGACCGTGCCAGAAACGATCTTTTCGAAGTAGGGCTGCTCGTTCATTTCAATATCCATCAACATCGGTTACGATGAAATTCTTATACCGGAAGTTTCTTCCGCCTGTCAAGCGGATATTTCATAGGGAAGGGGATTGACAGTGAACGACGAGTTAAGAGACATTGTCGCCGCTGCGGTATGCAGATTCAATGTTGAGATTGATAGAAATGAAATGGCAGCTTCAATCTCCGACAGGAAGTGCGACGCAACTTGCGACTATTGCCGCTTGCAAGCGGAATACATCGTCACACAGATAGAGGAGCAGAAAAATGGCAAAAAACAATCACTTGGAAACTATTGTCCAGCGCATAGAGAAGCTTGAAGAAGAGAAAGCCGCCCTCGCTGAAGATATCAAAAGCGTATATTCTGAAGCAAAATCAGATGGTTACGACACCAAGATCTTGAAGCAGATCATCGCCATGCGTAAAAAGGACGCCGCCAAGGTCGCCGAAGAGAAGGCGCTCCTTGCGACCTACATGGAAGCGCTGGGAATGCTCGCAGACCTGCCGCTTGGAAAAGCCGCCCTGAAAGCGTCAGGGGCCACTGCCGACGAAGAGTTCTAATACCTACATATCGTGGTCGGGATGTGATACCATGTCCCGACCATAGGAGATTGACATGAGTGAAGAAAAGCCCGCGAAGCGGCCTGTTGGGCGCCCGACAAAATATAAGCCGGAATATTGTGAGCAAATAATCCAGCTGGGCAAAGAGGGCAAAAGCATCGCGCAAATGGCTTCGTTCTTCGATGTCGATAAAGCGTCGATCTTCCGGTGGGCGGAAGAATATGACGATTTTCGCACTGCTCTCGCACGCGCCCGCGTTCATTCGCAGAATTGGTGGGAAGATAAAGCGCAGCAAAACCTTGCTTCGCGCGACTTTAACGCGCAGCTGTGGCTGAAAAGCGTGGCGTCGCGCTTCCGCGACGATTACACCGAACGCACGCAGACTGAGATCACCGGCAAGGATGGGGGCGCCGTCAAGGTCGAGACGAAGACGATTGATTCGCGCGCCCTGACGCCTGAGCAACGCCAAGCGTTACGCAGCGTCCTGATGGCCGCCAAAGAAAGCGCGCAATGATCGAAATCCATGATCCAGACAATGAGATACCTGAAGAGCAAAAAGCCCGTGTAGCCGAAATGGCTGAAGAGACGCTCGACGTCTTTTACGATACGGCAGAAACGCCAGTCGAAATGCTGCAGGCGCTCGCCGCCGTTACGTCGTGCGTTCTGTCGGAAAACATGGTGTCGAAAGAAAGCGCAATTACATCTCTGCAGATCTTGGTCAACGCGATAATATTTACATTGAACGACGCAGAGCAAGATGGTAACGTCAATTGGAATCAGAAGATAAAACATTGAGATTGATATGGACAAGGATGAAGCGCTGCGCCGGAGACGGGCACGTGAAAAGCGCTGGAGAGAAAACAATCCAGATAAGCTGAAGAAGCAGCGCGAGAATTGGAACAAGGCTCGCCGCGATAAATACGCTGTCATGGCGCAAGATCCAGCCTACATCGAAGCCAAAGCGCAGCGCGAGCAAGAGCGCCGGCGCAAGCTTAAAGAGAATTGGGCAGAGCGCAGAAAGACGCTCGTTCCTAAAAAGCCGAAGACGCCAAAGCAATATATGTCGCCTGAGCAATATGCGGCGTATCTCGAAAAATGCCGGAAGAAGGCTAAACTCAAGCGCGACATCAAGCGCGCGTCGATTACGGAAGAAGAGCGTCAACGCCATTGGGTGCGCTGGCGCGAGAAGATCGTCAAAGCCAATCGCGAGCGTGCGCGCCTTGAGCGCCTGAAGCGCGAGCAGGAAGCGCCGCGGGAGAAGAAGCCGCCGGTCGTGCGCGTTAAGCAAGAAAAGCCAAAGGTAGTTCAGCTTGTCAGAAAACCGGGTAGACTGCTGTCGCTTATGGGATGGAGGGGATGGTGAAATTATTTTCTGCGCTTATGGCCGGCATATTTATCGGCGCGTTTATCGCTGTGCTCACGGCTCCAATTGTGCCGCCGAAGAACGACTGCAGCGTCTATCGCGTCGATTCGCGAGCCGTCACGTCATATGTTCTCAAGCCGCCGCCTGCGGAGGTTATTTACAAAGCCTGCCCGCAAGTAACGGAAAAGGTCGAATCTGTTAGTGAGCCGGAAGTAGCTAAAGCGGACGATAGCAAGCCTCGCCGTCATCGGCGTCATAGAGTGCGGAGGTATTGGCGATGACTGACTACACCCACCTAATCGCACGGCTGCGCTTATCACAAACCGGAGGCATTCACTACGAAGCCGCCGACGCATTAGAGGCGAAAGCCGCCCGCATCGCGGAACTTGAGGCGGCGCTGAAACCGTTTGCTGACGTAGACGTTTCTAACTGCGCTGATGGACGCGTTTGCTATTTCTGGGGATTTGGCGAGAACGCCGGAAAGGTTAGCGCCGCCGAAGTCCGCGCCGCCCGCGCCGCTTATAGGGGAGAGAAAAAATGAAAGTTAAATTTGGCATGTTTGTTTGCGGACTTACTTTGGCAATTGGTGGGGTCTTATTAGGAGAAGAATGGTTTGCAAGTCAGGTTTCTGGTCTTAACAGGATAATCGAAAATGCAAAAAGAAAACCCTAATCCTATCAAACTTGATGATTACAATCGCGGCTTAAATGATGGACTTGAGCATGGAAAGAGCGCAAGAATTAAATTGAACACCCGCATCGCGGAACTTGAAGCGGCGCTGAAACCGTTTGCTGACGCGGCTGAGTATTTCTTACCGGATAGCAATAGCAATGTGTTTGTCGCCTCCGGCTTAGGGCGCAAGCTCGAACGCGATTTCGCTCATGCCGACGCCGCTGCCGTCAACGGCTTGCTCGCGCAGCTCGGCGACGAAGACGTTATGGCACGGTTCGGCCTTGAGGCGCGGCTCGCCGACCTGCAGGCCGAGATCGCTCGGCTCGACGCCGCCGGCGACGAGCCTGTCGCGTCGGCCGCGCCGCTTATAGGGGAGAGAAGGATGACTGACGCCGTTTTGATGCATAAGAAAAAACGCTTTTACACGGATTACCCCTTACCAGATCAGCCATATAGCGGAAGATGGCGCAAAGTTAATCCAATATCTTACGACCATGACAAATACGTTCGTATGGATGATGGTGAAAGTTTTAAGTTAGGTTACTTGCGTCATGGAAGGCCACACGGTCCAAGAGTTAGCAGAAACTACGCCAAACGCTTCTTTGGAGAAGAAAGATGACTGACGAACAATTCAACGCGCTTATGGCGCTTATTGACGCGATGATTGATGACAAAATCATCGGAGACAATCACACCTCTTACCGCAAGATGCTTTTGGAAAAAGACGCAAGGGCGTTGTTCGTTGAAGCCGCCCGCGCCGCTTATATGGGAGAGAAGAAATGAGTGACGAATTTGACAAAGGCTATGAAGCCGCCAAGCAAGCGTCCAAGGAAATCATTGATAAACTGACGGCGCGAATTATTGATATGGAGTTTGAAATCCAACGCGCCAATGTTGTTTGCGAGAATAAAGACTGGAGCACAAACAATTATGTTGCGAGAGCGGAAAAGCGCATCGCGGAACTTACTGCGGCGCTGCTCCCGTTTGCCGCCATAGCGGACGAAAGCACAGCAAAACTTGCTGACAATTATATGTATTCAGACTGCTACCCGATGTCTGCGTTCCGCGCCGCCCGCGCCGCTTACTATGGAGAAAAGGATGGCTAAAATACCAAATTGGAATCGACGTTATAGCAACCCAGCTGCGCTTACGCCTTATGAGCAGAAGATCTGGGAATTGCATCAGCAAGGCAAGGATCCGGCGACTATCGCCAAGGAAATTGGAACGAAGCATGCGAGCACGATCTCGTCCCGCATGATGGTTATCAGAGAGAAGCTGGAGGTCGCCAATGGATGAGAAGTGGTATGAGTTTAACCCGCAGAGCAATATCAACGTATATGAACTGGCGCAGATCCTTCAGACGCTCATGATGATTCGCATCAATGACGATCTGAAGTCCAAGCTGCCGAAATATGCCGACCGGCATTTCCAAGAGGTGAGAGATGACCAAGATCTTCGTTCCTGATTACTGGCCCATGTTCTTAGGGCCGATGCTGCGCCGGTTCGACTACACCGCGGTCGACGACAGCATGCCGCCGATCACTGCCGTCTTCGCATATGACAAGGGCAGCGACAGCATGCTCTACATTGATTACGACGCGCATCTGACGTGGAAGGATACTTGGTTCTATCAGTATCGCCCCGGCTTCGGCATCGCCGAATGGCGCGACGACTATCCCGGCGGCAAGAAGGTCGTCATGAATCCGCCAATCGGCTGGGGCGAATATGTCGAGATCGGCGGCGACTATATCAATTATCCAAAGATGAGCCCGTTTCAATCGTGGCCGCCGGCAATGGCGAAGGGCGTCCAGATCTGTCATTACGAAGCGCTGCTGGAGCGGTTCCGCGTTCAGACCGGCGTCGTCTATAACGACGTTTTGGTCTTCACCTATCTGCAGTCATGGGATGGCAAGCCGGGCGGAGGCGCCCGATATTGGATGGCGAAAGGCGTCGGGCCGATTGCCGTGCAATGGCTGGCGCAGAGCCCGACAGACCCATATACGCGACCGATCATTGAAACAGCCCGCATGGATGCGGTAGTATCGACAGTTGGAGAATTGATATCATGACGGTAATGGAAGCTTTATTCGACAGCGCGCTGTATCTGGCGTTCTACATTGGCGGCGTTATGACAGCCGTCATCGCTTCATGGATCGACGATATTGCAGATAGAAGGAAGGAAGAAAGTTATGGAGATTGAGCCCGACAAGGTCGAACCGAACAAGCGCAAGGTTCTGGAGTTCAAGCCGCGCGCCGACATGACGATGGGCGAGTTCGCTCAGATCCTGACGGCAATGACGATTGTGCTCGACGAGCGACTGTCTCAGCGCCTCGACAAGAAGCTGCTGCGGCACTTCGAAGAGAAGGAAATAGAAGTCGGCCAATGACGCTTACACTTGAAGGCATAGACGTTGACGCGCAGCTGATCGATCTTGATCAGGCAGACTGCGAGGAAAGTCTCGCCGCGTTCGTAAGGATGGCGTGGCATGTGATTGAGCCCGGGTCTGAATACATCCACGGCTGGCACATTGACTTCATCTGTGAGCATCTTGAGGCGATAACTTTTGAGACCGAACTTGAGGACGGCGGTTTTTATAACCGCCTCCTCATTAACGTGCCGCCCGGCACGATGAAGTCGCTTCTTACGAACGTCTTCTGGCCCAGCTGGGAATGGGGGCCGCAGAACATGCCGCACTTGCGGTATGTCTGCACGTCGCATTCCCAGAATCTTGCCATCCGCGATTCGACGAAGATGCGGCGCCTAATCCAGAGCGACTGGTATCAGGCGCGCTGGGGCAAGCGGGTCAAGCTGACGGGCGACCAGAACGCGAAGACGAAGTTCGAAAACACAGCGACCGGCTTTCGCGAAGCTGTCGCGTTTGAATCAATGACGGGCGTTCGCGGCGACAGGGTCATCATCGACGATCCGCACAGCGTCGACAGCGCACAGTCTGACGCGATGCGCCAGAGCACGATTGAGACATTCCTTGAGGCCGTGCCGTCTCGTCTGAACAATCCTTCGAAATCGGCCATCGTCGTCATCATGCAGCGCCTGCATGAGGAAGATGTTTCCGGCGTCATTTTGGATAAGGGGCTGGGCTATGACCATATTATGCTTCCAATGCGCTACGACCCGATGCGCGCCATGCCGACGCTGTTGGGTAATGAAGACCCCCGCAGCAAGGACGGAGAACTTCTATTCCCCAAGCGCTTCCCTGAAGAAGTGGTTGACCGCGACGAGCGCGTCATGGGGCCGTATGCTACGGCGGGTCAATTCCAGCAGGCGCCAGAGCCAAGAGGCGGCGGCGTCATCAAGCGCGAATGGTGGAAGACATGGGACGGCCCATCCTTCCCGCCCTTCGACTACGTCATAGCTTCGCTGGACTGCGCCTATACAACCAAAACCGAAAACGACCCCAGCGCCATGACGGTATGGGGCGTCTGGTCTGGCGGCGATCAAGTCGCGCAGGTCACGCGCGTTCCTAATCGCGAAGGCGACATGATGGCGTCGCTGGAGCGAACCTATACGCAGGAGCATCCGCGATGCATGCTGATGCACGCATGGCAGGATCGACTAGAATTGCATGATCTCGTCGAGAAGGTTCGCGATACAATGCAGCGCTATGGCTGCGAGAAGATTTTGATTGAGAATAAGGCCGCGGGGCATAGCGTGGCGCAGGAGTTGCGCCGCGTCTATGGGCACGATGATTTCTACGTTGAACTTGTGGATCCCAAATCTCAGGATAAACTGGCACGGCTTTACAGCGTGCAGCATCTGTTTTCGGAAGGGCTGATCTATGCGCCAGATAGATCATGGGCGGATATGGTGATTACACAAGCCGCTCAATTTCCGCGAGCGAAGCATGACGATCTTGTCGATACGATTAGCATGGCGCTGCGGCATCTGCGACAAATCGGGGTGCTTATCCGTAACGAAGAATGGACTTCGGCCCTCGACGAAAGTAGAATGCATACAGGCTCTGCGTCGGAGCCGCTCTATCCAGTATAGCAAGGAAGACCTGATGATACCCGCGAACGCCGTCGTCGACGTTTTAGATCCGCCGCCGGTGCCGGGAGGTCTGGGCCGCTACCGGGTCGAGGTCTGGGGCAAGGAGCCTTACGACTATGCCCGCGTCTATGAAATAAGCGCCGTCGATGCTAATATGGCCGCAGTGGAAGGGCTCCAACGCTTTTCTGATGAAATCACTGCGCTGATTGAGAACAAGGATTCCTGATATGCCGCTTACGCCGGGCTTGTCTCCTTCTATTCGCCAGCAGGAGCCTGCCGGGCTTGGTGAAGCGGAAGACCTTGTCGTCGAGATCCTTGAGGATGGCGAAGACAAGAACGAATACGACGATAAGGGCAACATCCTCCGCATGGTGAACGACGACGGATCTGTCGTCGTCTCCTTGAACGGTGAGCCGGTCGAGCGCGTCAGCGACGCAGAGAAGGCCGCCGATTGGTTTCGCAATCTCGTCGATGAGATCGACACCGCGGAACTTTCAGCCATCTCCAGCGATCTGCTGAAAGGCATTCAGGACGATCTTGATAGCCGGCAGGAATGGATCGAAGACCGGGCGCAGGGCATCAAGCTTCTGGGCCTCAAGGTCGAGATCCCGCAGCTGCAGGGCGCCACGGACGGCGCTCCCGTCGAAGGCATGTCGAAGGTTCGCCATCCGCTCATGCTGGAGGCGGTTCTTCGCTTTCAGGCGAACGCCCGTTCAGAGTTGTTGCCGACCGATGGGCCGGTGAAGGTTCGCATCGATTCGGTCGACTCCAGCGAGCAGCAGGATCTTCTAGCCGACGCTCTTGAAAAGGATCTGAACCATTATCTCACCGCCACCGCCAAGGAATATTATCCTGATACTGACCGGATGCTGTTTATGCTGGGTTTCGGCGGGACAGCGTTCAAAAAGGTCTATTTCTGTCCCTTACGCGGTCGCCCGGTCAGCGAAACGGTGGATGCGGACGACCTCATCGTCAATAACGCCGCCACGACGTTAAACGACGCCAAGCGCGTCACGCATCGCGTTTATATGCGACCTTCGACGGTGAAGCGCCTGCAGATCCTTGGCGTCTATCGCGACATCAGCCTGACGACGCCGGATCAAGAAAGCCTTGATGCTGTGCAACGTGAGAAGATGTCGCAGCAAGGCATCGCGATGGAATCGCGCAATGCCGAAGATCGTGATCGTGAGATCTACGAATGTTATTGTGAACTTGATATCCCCGGATTCGAACATCGTCACAAAGGAAAGATTACGGGCCTAGAAATCCCGTATCGGGTTACGATTGATGTTTCGTCACGAGAAGTCCTGTCAATCGTGAGGAACTACGATGAACCCACTGGAGACGAAGGAAACGAGTTGCCAGAAACTCGAACGAATTTTGTCAAATTTACTTTTGTTCCCGGTATGGGTTTTTACGATATCGGTCTACTTCATATTCTGGGTAATACCACGAATGCGGTGACGGCTGCTTGGCGCGAGATGCTAGACGCCGGCATGTATGCGAACTTCCCCGGCTTCCTCATGGCCGACACAGGCGCCCGCCAGAACACAAACATCTTCCGCGTGCCTCCGGGCGGCGGCGCGCTTGTGAAGACGGGCGGCGTCCCGATCAATCAGGCGATTATGCCGCTGCCGTATAAAGAGCCCGGCGCTCCGATGATGCAGCTTGTGCAGAACGTCGTAGAGACGGGACAGCGCGTTGGCGGAACAGCTGAACTTGCTGTTGGCGAAGGCCGCGCTGATGCGCCTGTCGGCACGACATTGGCGCTGATCGATCAGGCCACGAAGATCATGAACAGCGTGCATAAGCGCCTTCATGCCGCACAGGCCGAAGAGTTCCAGCTTCTGGTGCGCTGTTTCCGCGAGCATCCTGAAAGCTTCTACATGAAGTGCCGGCGCCCGTCGCTTGCATGGGATGAGGCGACGTTCATTGCGGCGCTTGATGATTGCGAATTGATCCCGCAGGCGGATCCCAATACGGCCAGCCATACGCAGCGCATCATGAAGGTGATGGCGCTGAAGCAGCTGCAGCAGGGCAACCCGTCGATGTATAATGCGCAGGCGATTGATCTCGCCGCCATGAAGGCGATGGGCTGGAGCAACCCTGAGCAGTTCTTGGCGCCGCCTGAGCAGCAGAACCAAATGCCGCCTGAGATGATCAAGGCGATGGAAGAACTGAAGATCCTGCAGAAGGAAGCCGACGCCAAGGAAGCTGTTGCGCAGGCGTCTATCGCCGACTCGCAGTCTGAAGCGCAGGCCCGCATGATTGATGCGCAGACGCGCCGCATGCTGGCGGAAGCCAAGGTCGAAGAGACGCAGCTGAAAGCGAAGGGCCAGCAGGATCCTGCGAAAGAAATAGAGGCGCAAGCCAAAATGATGGACGCGCAAAACCGTCGTGATAAACTAAATCTTGAAGCGCAGCAGTTGGGCGTCGAGTCGGATCACAAAGAAGCCGACCGCCTGATTGATTCGCATCATCGGAACGAAGATCGTCGCAGCCGCGAAGATCAGTTCCTCGCCAATCTCTTGCGCGACATGAATAAGGGCGCCCCGAATGTCTAGGATCATTGACCGCGCTCTCGACATCATTGGCGATCATCTCAAGACGCAGACCTCCGAACTTCCGCCGACGCTGGAAGTGAAGCCCGGCATGGCGAAGGGCGGCCGTCTTTTGGAAGACGATTATCCGACGCACTATATGCCGCATGTCGGTCGGCAAGTGATGGCTGATGGCGGAGATCCGGATCCTGTAAGCCAAGCACTATCGACAGCAAGCGAAGTGCAAGGCGATGCGCCTATCCCGGCGCCGACGCCGCGCATCCCTGCGCCGGGCGCAGAGGGTAGCGTTGGTCTGCAACCGAAGCGCACGCTTGGATCAATGTATAACGTGCCGGAAGGCGCTCCTTGGGCTGATAAGTCTGAGGAAGAAGCAAAGATGCCGCGCGTTCAGACGCTAGTCGATGCTTTTAATAAGGCAATCGATGAACACGTTAATCTTCCTTATAAGGAACGTGTAGCCAATACGAAGGCTGCTATCCAAAAGTTG